CGTTACATCCTGCTCTATTGCTTTTTTATTTCTTCAATTTCCTCATTTACGTTTTCGCTGGTTATTCCGTTTATAGTGGTTATAAAGCTAATTATTTCTAGTATTTCTTCCGGCTCAAACAACGCTTCTACCACATCATAATAAGATTTTATTAAACCCTCATCTTTTGCCTTTGTTGCCAACGGGGCAAGGTCTAGGGCTTTATAAACAAACGGTTTCATTCTTTTAACGATATCCCCTGCCGTCATATTACTGCTTCCTGCCTCTTGGGCATAAATAAAATCTCTTTTTTCTTTACGTGTCATTGTCCGAACATCAAACTTTTCACCTGCTATTTCAAGCGGAAACGTTTTTGTATCGTTTTCTGTTTCTTTGTTTTGTTCAATCTTCCTCAACAATTTGTCCAAATTTGTCATTTTTTGTCCTTTCTCTTTTTGCCTTTAACTCCCCCTTTGCAGGGGGAGAAAGGACTTCTCTAATCTATTAATTGTGTAAATGATGATTGGCTTGGCATCCAGCGGAATGTTAAGTCTTTTGTTACCAATTCTCCTTTAACTAAGTTTTGAAGCGGCAAACTGTCAAAGGTTATGCCTCCAAGTGTTCCGCTTTCTGTTTCTCCAGTGGAAAGTTTAGTTAATTCTGTTTCAATAGTACATCTTGCATTTGGATTAGCCAGCAACTTGTTGTATATTTTTAATGTCATTGAATTGGTGGCTAGCCCGTTTAATGTGCCGTTGCCTGTTCTGCTTGTCGCTTGTCTATCTACATCCCGCCCAATATAAACATCGTCATAAGCATATTCAATATTAACTGTGCATTCTGTAAATGTTCCCCATTCTTCACCGTCAAGAAACACTTTGGCATCTGTGCCAACTAAAACATTTTGTGCGTTTATTTCTCCCATTTTTTATTCTCCTTATTCTGCTTGTAATGCTTGGAACAAATACATTCCCAAATCCAAATCTTCCATTGCGTCCGTTGGCGAACATACACCGTCCAACAACACTTTTGAGCCTGTGTTTGCTCTGATTATTTGGAAGTACGTCATTGTAGAAGTATCGACCCCTTTATCTTCTAAATATTTTTTGTTTTTATCATAAGAAATTGCAACTTCGTTGTCATTTTCAGCCTCTAACAAGCCCTCTGCTGCCAACCCTTTCAGATATGAGTTTATAGCACCTACAAATCTGTTTTTATTTGTAAAGTTGTTTACGTATTTACCGACATAATAAAGTCTGAATGTAGCAACAATATCGTTTGCGATAGTGTCCATAATGTCAACTATTCTGATTTTTTGGAACGCTTCTGTTATTCCGTCAGTCAATGTTGTCAATGAATTAACGGCTCTCCCTAGCTTATATGAGCCGTCCTGATGCAATATAACCAGCTTGCCCGCTCCTGCATCTGTATCAGGTGTTGTGCTAATAGGTGCTTCAACTATTTCAGGCAATTCATAGTAAGTTAATGAACGGCTTGTCGGCAAACCGCTTAAAGCCCCCGCAATTCTGCAAGTCCAATCGCCAGCGGTAAATTCTTCTGCCTCGCCTGTAATATTAGCCGTAATATTACCGCTTGATGTAAAGTTAATCATATATAATGCATCAGGTGCAGTCGCATTTGCAACAACTGCTCTACAATAATTGTTTGCCGTTCTTTGTGCTGCAATATATGTTTTAATTGACGTAATATCTGCGGTTGCTGCTGTCGGATAAACTAAAGTGTAGTTTGCAAAGTAATCAAGTTTAGCCTGAATTGCCGCAAAAGTGCTTTCCTTTTTAACAATAATAACTTTTGACGGTGTACCTAGAAAAGCAAGCCATATTCTTTTGTAGTTTGCAGCCGTCCAGTCATCCTCGTCTACATCTCCAAAAGATGTGTAAACCACGCTATCAAGTTCATCATTTGTACTGTCGTCTAATATCATAACGACATCGCCCCTTTGTTGACGTTGAATAGCTAAAATAGCCAATTCTTTGAAATCAACTTTAAATTTTGGTTGTGTTTGTGTCATTTTTTAATTCTCCTTTAATGTAAATTGCAATTCTTGCATTAATTCGTCTGCGTCTTGCTCTTTGACATAAAATTCCACATCAAATGTCAGTTGCAAAACGTCGTCAACGGTCTTTAACTCTAAATTCCGACCGCTTAACACCGTATCTTTAAACGGAATAGCTTTAACCATAGTGCTTAACGTGTCGGCATAACTCCACAACGCAGCTTGGTTGTTATCTTCACTATTTGCATACTCTAAGACACACATCAATGTTAGCTTACGCCAGTATTCGGAATCTATCGCTTTGTCTATCCTGTATGACGGGATATAAAAGAAAATATACGGATAATCAGCCGTTTCAATCTCGTTAAAGCTGAAATTTATATCGGCATCTATACCGTTTATGTTATCTCTTATTGCGTCTTTTAAATCTATTATTATAGCCATAACAAAATTATATGCTATTTTTAATCGGGCTATATACCTCGCAAGTGTTTTTCATATAACTTTTCAAAAGAATCATCTATTTGTTCAATACAATAAAAATGAGTATCATCAAGCGCCCTACGACCGACAAACCGCCCTTGCCACCGCTTCCCATTTCTCAATCTGTGCCCATATTCCAAATGGCTAGCATATTCTACTAAATTTGAGCACGCTATACCGTAAATATTTTGTTCAACTTCGATTTGTTTGGCGTTCCAATTTCGCCTGTATGTGCCTGTATCAACAAGTTTTTCATCGTTTGTAATTTTTTTTGCAGTATTAACAAAATGAACCGCTGCTTTTTTGGCAACGGTTTCAAAAACTTTTGGAACATTTGCTCCTATGCTTTTTAGTTTTTCCGCATATTCATCAAACATTATGCTACTTTATTAACCTCACAATGAGTTTGTATTGTATATGGGTATTTATGGCTTTCTCCGGCTCTTAGTGCTATAATTTCGCCATATGGTCTTGTTACTTCTATAATATCGTTTTTGTTAATTGTTATGCCTTGCTTGCGGTCTATAAATAGCACGTAATCAAGCAAAACTGTCGCCGTGCTTTGTGTTTGGTTTACTGGGCTTAAGGCTTTGACCGACAAATGACAGGGCACATTTTCCGCAATTAATGTCGGCGTGGCATATACCACCTCGCCGTTTACTTTTGTCTTATTGGGTCTTGCTATTGTACATCTGTCATCTCTGAACATTTAACCGCTCCTATAATTTGCTTAAATCCCTCTAATTTACCGCCATATTTGACGGTTGTTCCGTTAATTGTTGCACCTGAACCAAATCCAATAGACATATCGCCCTCACGGTATGAAGTAACATTGCCGTCTATTCCCATTGTTACTTTATCAGCTTTTAATTCGTTAGCGATAGCCTCTGCAAGCGGTAACTCCATACAACAAGGCGCATCTTTTCTGTAACAATATGCCAATGCCTCGTTAATCTTTGCTTCAATCTGCATTTCAAGTTGTTCTGTTCTATCCTCTTGTTTTAACCCCGATAAAACTAAAACTTTGTGTATTATGCTTTCTAAGTTTTCAATATGCATATTGCCCCCATTTTTCTGCTTGCCAAACATTACTATTCCACGGCTTTTCTTTCCCGCACCAATGTATTATGCTCGGATTTTCTCTTGCTTTTATCATACCATACGTTGTTTCGGGATAGATTTTTGAGTAAACGTTCCATTCAAGCGGTAAATGTTCTATTAACTCGCCAAATGCTATGTTTATAATATCTTGGTCTAATAATGACAAGTTATAATTTCCGTTCTGTGTATTTTCTATCCGCTCAATATAGTTCAATTTACGCAAGTTTTTTAGGTTCATAACCATAACGCCGGAATTAATATATAAATGTTTTAAATTGTTTTTTCTTGCCTGACGTTTATACATAGGGTCAGGAACGCCGGCAATATATTCAGGCTCATAATCCCATAACTTTTTAATATCATTTAAAACAATTAAGTCCGAATCTAAGTATATAACTTTATCGCAAGGCAATATAAACGGCGCAAATAATCTATATACGCTTGCAATAGATATATGCGCAACTGGCTTTGTATATTTTAAAATCGACAAATCAGGATTTTTATAGCAAGCGCAATCGTCAATTTCTGCCCCAATAATATAAAATCTTACATCTGACTTTGTATGCGCCTTAATTGACCGCATAACCGCCTGACATTGATTAATGTAGTTATTATCAATATTAAAAAATACATTTATCATATTTTAACCATTTTGCTTTTGGATTTACTTGATACAATTTTACGTTGTAAGTGTCCATTAACTCTATAATATACTCTTTTTCCAGTCTGCAACCGTTTATACTTGCTTTGCGGGTATTAACAACCCCGTCATAATGTTTAAACGGCTTGTCATCCTCTATTAAATCAACACCTGCAATATAAATCTTTTTGTAACCTCTTAAAATAGCAAAATTGACCGCTAAACTGCTTGAATATATTCGCCAAGACAACCGCCCCTCTTTTTGCACTATTTTATCAGTTTTAACAAACTTCCAGCCTGTATTCTCGCTTACCCATTCCGTTTTTGGTGCAAGTATCGGCTTAACCCACGCATCCGCACTTACCACATAGTGCACTTTGATATTGGGTATCGGGTAATTGATACACAAGACATCAAATCTATTGTAATCAATCTTTGTTAAATCTAATTTATTAATAAACGGGCTACGCCCAAATATTATTAACTCTTTCATTTCCCCTCTTAAAAGGAAAGGGGGTATTTACGCCCCCTTTTTTGTAACCTTTTTCTTTTTAGCAGGTTTTACAACAAAATCATCTGCAACTTCTACTGCCTGTATCGGTTTTGGTTCTTCGGTTATTTCCGTTAAACCCTTTGCTTTATAGCATTCTATTTTGTCTTTGTCGTTTGTTTCAATCAACAACCCTGCTTTTGTTAAGAATTTCGCCATAAGTTACACTCCTGTACCAGTTGCTCCTGACGGTTTTGCTCCTGATGTGTTGAGGTAAATAGCAGCAACTTTGTTTTTAAGTGCGTGCGCATCGTGTCTGATACGACCCTCAATCAATGTTCCGTTAATTCCGGGCGGGTTGATGTGTGTTACATAATCAATCAACTTAACAGGCGCAACAACTGCGGAAGTATGAGCAATAATAAAGTTTGTAGTATCTGCAAAATAATTGTCAGGTGCAATAATTACCGGCAAGCCCTCAACTTGTCCGACTTGACCGTTCAATTTCATACCTTGAGCAATTTCGTTTGCTGAAAGAAACGCCTCATCAAGTCTGATTTTTGAGAAGAACTTGTAACCGCAAATAAGGAATCTGCCAGCTTGAGGAACTTTAGAATTGCCCAATGCGGAAATACCTTTTAATACGTTTTCATAAGCGTTAGACTTAGTAATAGTTACGCCATAAGAATAGTTGATGTCTGCTGCTGCTTCCCAAGTACCGATAACATATTTATCAAGGTACGGAGTAACAACTTCGTCAATTTCTCTTGCAAGTGCTGCACCTGCTGCCTTAACGCCCATTTGGTCTTGTTCAAATTTACGGTCAATAGTAAATGTGAATGCCTTATCTTGTGATATTGCATAATTAGTAATAGTATCGTCTAATTCTGCCGGTGTACCGTAACGGCTCGCACCACTTGTTGAATAGTTGTTCAAAGGTGATGTTGCTATGTCATATACATAGATTGAGTTCACACCATCCCAGTCATAATCTTGGTTTGTTAATCCTGCAGTCAATGAACCTAACTTAAATCTTTCATCAACTTTTGCAGAATATTTTGTTGCTAAATTCTGTGTCATTTTTTAAATCTCCTATTTGTTTGCGTGTAATCCATTGTTGAAGCCGTCTAAAAAAGCATCTGTTTCGGGCGGTTGCCCCTTTCCAGGAACTTTTGACTGCACACCGCTTTCAAATGTAGTCTTTTTAACATTGTCGGTGTACTCTTTAAATGCCTGTACCTTTGCTTTTGTTGCTTCAATGTCTTTTGGTACAAAGCAAAAATCCAAACAAGATAAATCAACCCCTGCTTCCTGCATCAATTTCCTTGTTTCTTCCTTTTGGCTTGCAAGTGCGTTTATATCCGCTTGCTCTTGATACTTCGATTTGTATTCTTCCAACTCGGCATTTAATTTTTCGGTTTCCGTCATACTTGCTTTTTTAGCTGCTTCCTCAATTTCTGCCTTTGTTTTCTTAATCGCCGCATCAACTTTCCTGTCTTGTTCGCCTTTTAAACGTGTTTCAAGTTCTTTCAATGCATTTGCGTGTTCCTCATTGAGTTTGTCAATGTCCTCTTGAGTAAAGGTCTTTGGTTCTTGTTCTGTCATTTCGCTTTCTCCTTTTAGTTTTACTGTCCTATACAGAATGTTAGTTTTACTGTTCTAACAACATACGATAAATTTACCATAAATATAGCACAAACAAAAACGGACACAAAAAAAAGGGCATAATGCCCTAAACTCATAAAATTTCGATAAAATCATTGTATTACAAAATTATTTT